TTATAGGGCGCGCTACCTTGGCGCCGGGCCAGCAACAAACTGGCTCCCGACGTAAAGTTTCGATACCCCTCACACTCGTGTTCCGAATACGGACCTAGTAACCACTCTATTTTTCGTGCGGCCGTCTCAATGACGGACCACACGCTAATGCCTGTTGTTTGAGACAGGCGTAGAGGGTGGGCTAGACGCGCATTGGCATACGAGCATGAGACCTCAGCTGCGAAGAATCGCTTCCATGTTTCCGCTTCCTTGTCTGCGGACGGTTTCCCGTCATCAAACTTGGAGAGGATGTTCTGTCCCAAATACTCACAGGCGAATTGAAGGGGCTCTGTAGTCTCGAACGGTTGAATATCGTCCGAGTCTAGTGGAGCTACTCCGATGCGTCCTCTAAGTACGGGGGGCAGTCCGAACAATATTCCGGCTCTTTCGAGTCGGGAAATCGTATCGGGTAGGACTGAGGGATTGATTTCGACGTTGGCGTCGCGCTTACGCTTCGCGGAATGGGGCATTGTAATGCTCCTGTTTCAGTTGTAACTGAGTGACTACAAGAGACCAACGTAACGCACACTGCCGCAACGGCAATGGCAACGTCTCTGAGCTTGATCTCCACAAGTCGGGCCTATCTTAGTAGATAGGTTCGAGCTTGTCCGCCACAGACACAACAGTGCTGTGGGCGAGCAAGTTGGACATCAGCTTCAGCAGGTTCTTGCGTTCCTGAGCGGTCGAGTCCTGACTGAAGTTCAGACGAATATCTGCACTGCAGTTACGGACCACGACTTGCGCACCGTCAACCGTCGCCTCAACCGGGTCGTTAAACCCAATCAGGAGCCGGTAAGCGGTCTGGCTGCCGTTCGGCTGCTTCACCTCGAGACTCAGGGTTTCAAAACCCCGAGGCGTGGTGGCAGAACGATTGGCAAGGCGCGCGGTCGATCCGTCGGTCGTAACCGGATCGAGGGTGTGGGCGACAGGAGTCGCCTCGGCGTCATTGATGACGATGGATGCCAT